GGTATTGTTGTTGTATACGAGTATTACGGCGATTAATCAATGAGTATCCTTAAAATTAACCACGTTAAAGACCTTAGCGGTATTGGTGGTTTCCAACTAGAAGCGGCAAACATTACCACAAATGGTACACTGAGAGTTACTGATCTCGCTATCAACGGTCAGGTCAATGGCACGGCGTCTAGTATTATTCCAGCGCTGCCTGGTAGTAATTACTATCTAACTACAAATGGTAGTAGTTTGAGTTGGCAGGAAGTTTCTTCATCTGGTGGATTCAAATCCATGCAGGTATGGACAGGTAATGGCACATGGAGCAAACCTCAAGGAATTAGATCTATCCTTGTTAAAGTTGTTGGTGCTGGTGGCGGGGGATCAGGATATACTGAAGCAGGTGGTGCTGGTGGACATGGTGAAGTTATCGTTGATGTTAATAATGTAAATAGTGTTGGCGTTACTGTTGGATCACCAGGTGGTGGCGCATATTATAATGGTTGTGGTGGTAATGGTAATGCATCATCATTTGGTGGATATGTATCTGCTAATGGTGGTACAGGTGCTAATTGTCATAACCAATACGCTGGTGGATTTGGTGGGCATGGATCTGGTGGTAACCTCAACTCACATGGTGGAGGTGGCACAGGTCACGGATCTCACTATTCTTATGGTAATATGATGGGCGGTGCATCCTATATGGGTGGATCTCAACCTGGTTGTCATCATAGAAATCATCATTATGCACACTCTCACGAGAGTTATGCTGCATGGGGTGCTGGTGGTAACGGAGCAGAGTTCGGTTATCGCGGTGCACGCGGTAGAGAGGGTGTGGTAGTTGTCTATGAATATGCTTGATAAATAACTAAAGGAAACTTTTACGACAATGACTAAAAGAGCAATCGTTAACGGCGAAACTGGGGCACTGAGTGATATCTGTGATCCTGGGGACGAGTTTGAGATCTATTCAGGACCTGATGCCACTCAGAAGTGGTGTGATGTGCCTGATGATACCACTTATGAGCACACCATGATCAATGGTAAGATCTGGCATCGTAGAGATCTAGAGGATAAGCAATTCACTGCTACAACTGAGCGTGTACTTGCCTATGGTCCTATGGGTGAGCAGATGGACATGATGTATAAAGATCAAGTAGACGGTGGTACCCGTTGGAAAGATCATATTGCTAAGGTTAAAGCAAACCTTGCTGCACCATCATCCCTTGATGCATATGATAATGACCCCAAAAAGGTCCAACAGTATGGTAGGATGGCATGGGAAGCATACGATGAGGCATATGAAATGCCTGGTGATCGTATGAGAGAAGCACAGGTAAGAATGATCCGTAACTTCGCAGCACAACCAGAAGCAAACAAAGAGTAATTAGTATTATTTCGTTATGAAGGTAGAGTCAATTTGTATCGTTGGCGGTGGATCTGCTGGTTGGATGTCAGCAGCACTACTCGCAAAGCAGTTTCCTGATATTGAAATTGCTCTAGTTGAATCTGATAAAAAACCCACTATTGGTGTGGGTGAAAGTACGTTGGGGCACTTCAATCGTTACCTCCTCCACATGGAGTTGGAGGATGAAGATTGGATGCCCCATTGTAATGCAACGTACAAAACATCCATTGCATTTAGAAACTTTAAGCACGGTAAGGGTGAGAGATTCCAGTATCCATTTGGTGGACTAGCATATCAAGAACCATATAGGACTGACATTCAGAGATTCTATGAGTTGCAGATCCTGCATCCCGAGTTATATCCTGATGATGAGTTTGCTCGCTTTTGGAATCCATCAACATTGCTGACTGAGCAACAGAAGATTGCTAGTACAGGCATCGATGGTATGATGTGGGACCATAATAACGACAGCGCATATCATTTTGATGCTGAGTTGTTTGGTATCTATTTGAAAGAGCATCATTGTCAACGTGTCCAGCATGTGGTTGGTCATGTGGATCATGTTGTTAAGACTGAAGATGGATATATTAAAGCGATTGTAACTGCTGAGGGTAGTTACATTGAAGCGGACATGTATATTGACTGCACAGGATTTAAGTCACTACTCCTTGAAGGATTCATGGGTAGTGAGTGGGAATCATTCAAAGATGTGCTATTCAATGATAGAGCAGTAGCAACACAGATTCCATACAAGAATCGTGAAACTGAAATGGATACCTATACTGATTGTGATGCACAGTCAGCAGGGTGGGTATGGAATATCCCGTTGTGGAATCGTGTTGGCACGGGATATGTTTACTCATCTGATTACATCAATGAGTGTGAAGCAGAGCAAGAATTTAGAGAGTATTTGAGTGAGCGATATTCGCCCGAGATTGCCCAAAATGCTGAAATGCGTCACATTAAGATCAAGCATGGTAAGCATAAAGAGGCATGGGTTAAGAATGTTGTGGGTATTGGATTGTCCTATGGTTTCCTAGAACCATTGGAATCTACTGGTCTCATGACTACACATGAGAATATTCTATTCTTTGCTAATGCACTGGCACGCCGTAATGGTCTACTGACTGATGTTGATCGTAAGTCTTTCAACTTCACAGTGGATAAGGTGCTGGAGAATATGAAACTATTCGTTGCTCAGCATTATTATCTGACACAACGTCAAGATAATAAGTATTGGCGTGATGTTACCAACATTGAGTTGGGACATGGTGAGTGGAGATTGGGGACAGAATATTCTACGCTTCAGTCTAAGCAGGAATACTATAACCTACTTGACAGAGCAACAAATAAATTCTATGATGGTGACACCTTTGGTGGTTTGCTGTATATCTCAGCAGGTCAAGGTTACCGACCTATATCTTCGTGGGACTTCAAAGTAAGATGTAAGAATGTCCCAATGCATTATGGTCAAGTAACTAGCACTCATGAGTGGTATCAGAAGGAAAAGCAAAGACTGTTGGATATCATTGATGATATGCCTACACATTATGAATATCTAAGGGATCGTATTTATGGCAAAGAAACCGTGGATTAGATTCTACTCAATCGAGAAGGGTTTATCACAAAGATTCCCGTGGATGCCATCGCGTAAGTTGTCGCGACCATGGAGAGTTAAAGCACAGAAAGAGTTATCTAAGGATCCAGTTACCCGTTGTCCAGCATTAAAACTGCAACGCATGGTGCAGATGTCTAAGGTAACTAATCAACCCACTATCTTTCCAATGCACGCGGCAACTTGCCCAGCATTGACAGGTGTAATGGATAGTGGTTTTATAATGACTGCTGCATATGATTTCGTTATCTCCATGGAAAATGGAGAAATGTTTTTCATGTCTAAAGGTGAAAGAATTCATTTACATTCACCTGAGCAGACTGATGGTATGCGTGAGTATATTAGTGACAAACCTATTCACCCTGTTGTAATTAAGTTACAACAACCATGGAGAGTCCATGCACATAAAGATGTATGCTTCTTGCAGTTGCCAGTAACATATCATAAAGAGGAGCGATTCTCTGTTGCTACTGGTATTGCAGATCCTACATATTCATATGAGATCAATTTACAACTCTTTTGGCATATGCTAGAGGATGGACAATATCTCATTGAAGCGGGCACACCACTCGCACAGTGGATACCTATCCACAGAGATTATCTCAATCCGAGTAACTTCAACGTTGAGATAGAAGATGCAAATGATGACGATTATGTTGCTGAGGATTATTGGCAATATCATATGAGAAACACGTTTGCAGAATTACAACCACTACAAGTGAGAAAGAAAATACACCAATTCATTGTCTCACTAAATAAAAACAGCAAGAGGTTTGAGTAATCATGTCTGACAACACTTTGGGTAACCTTGAATCGACATCGCGTAATGTCAAGGAAATCACAGAATATGACATCGACAAGGTGGCAGGAGTTGAGACCACCGAAGAAGTCAGGGAAAAACTTGAAGCAACTAAAATTGAAGCAGGAGTGCTAATCTCCTATGATCAACTGGTTGTTAATTTCCTACAACAATATGAAGATGCTAAAGAGGATCTTCTCAAGATGCAAACTGCACTTGATAACCTGCACTACACATCTACAGTGACTAAGATTTCACTGAAAGAGATGCAGGATAAGAAAGATTTTATGCATCAACTCCACGGTGCTATTGAAGCGCTGTATCTTTATCAGAAGCATGTTGATCCCAACGTGACTGATAAACCATGGACATTTGAAGACCCTGAATATGATGAAACCACAATCACTGCCGACCCCACCACACAGGAAGGTTGATCTACTATTTCCCACACCATTATGGACATTTGATGGGTGTGGGTTAGATACAAAAGAAATTACAGATTTCTGTTATGTAATTAAGGACGAAGGTCCTGGTAGAAAGGTAAGTAATATCGGTGACAATGCATATCAGTCACTAGATTTTATGCCCTCCATCCTACCCCGTACGCCCCTGTATGCCCTCTATAATAAGATTATGGAGTGTGCATACTCTGCTGCCGATGAATGGGGTTTCCAAGGGTATAAACTAGACATGGGTAATCTCTGGATTAATATCAATGGGAGAGCAGCATCTAACATGGTGCACACTCATCCTGGTTGTATATTGTCTGGAGTTTATTATGCTAAACTACCATCATGTTGTGAGGGTAGTCTTGTGTTGTGTGATACCTATGAGAGACAACATATGAAACAGTATTGGGCGGATCAAGGTAATATCAATAAGTATGATGATCTGAATAAGGATGAGCACACTGTTTATCCTAAGGAAGATAGTATGCATATATTTCCTGCATGGGTGCCACATTATGTGGATCCAAATATGAATCCTGATGGTGATGATCGTATTAGTATCAGTTTTAACCTCAGAGTGAGACAGTTTCGATGAATTATATCCAGTTAGATGATGTTGTAGCACCGACATCTTACTCACGACTCCATGCACTTGTTACAGGTGTAGAATTTCCATGGTTTTTTCATGCTAAGGATGTAACTTATCAAACTAATGGTGAATTTACATTTGGTGGACAAGATCTATTCGAACCTCCCAAAGAGTATAGATTGCCTGGTTTTTTTCATGCTGTTATTAAGACTGATCAAGGTCCAGTTTCGCCCTACTTTGCCCTAATTGAAACAGCAGTGCTCAATTCTATTCAAGATAGATTGGGTGTTGAATGTCAATTCTTCCGTGCAATTTGGAGATTGACATTAAATGCTGGTGACAGAGATGGACACACCACAGCACATGTTGATCATGATGATGATCACTACACTGCAATATATTATTTGAATGATTGCTCAGGTGATACTGTATTGTTTGATCAATACGATGATCCTAAAGACTTCGATGGTAATGTAAGTGAGCGATGGTTAAAAGGTAGGAAACAACCTTATACTATTAACAGGAGACAGACACCTAAAGCAAATAGTGCTATTATATTTGATGGTCATCAATATCATGCTGGCACACCTCCACAGGGTGACGATGCATGGAGAATAGTGTTAAACATAAACTTTAAGACACATGAGCATATCTTTCCTGCCACATCAACTTAGAGACACTAAAGAGTGGGATGTCGATGACAAACCACACATGTGGGAGGGCATCGCTAAAGATATTAGCGATGTTTTATCATGGGATAAAGTAGAGTATTGTCTCAACAATCCTCAATTCTTCCGTGTCAATCTACCTCATAATAATATCCCTCATTATTATAGAAACTGGGGAGACAAAGAAGTACCTGATCCCAAAGATATATTTGAAGCAGTTAACAATGGTAGGACATTTATCATTGAAAACTATTCATGGTGTGATGAGACTAGCAGACAATTAATGGATGCATTTGAAGCAGTGTTTCCATCATGTCAGGGTGAAATGCATGTGTATGGTGGCACATCAACTCATCAAAGTTTCCCTATTCATCAAGACTTAGCGAATAACTTTATTATTCAGTGTGAAGGTGAAACTCACTGGACTGTATATAATGATAGGGCAAGCAATCTACTCTCACATCGTGAGACTATGGATGCAAAACTCAGCGAAAACTTGCTCACAGTTGCCATCGATTGCACTCTTAAAAAAGGTGATGTGCTCTACATCCCTGCTAGATGTTATCATCGAGCACAACCAGACTCGCGTCGTCTCTCACTCAGTGTCCCGATGATGCACTTATGTCAATCAAAACCATACGATAGAAAGTATTATGAATTACGAAAGACTTAATCCCTATGCATATGTGTTTAAGTCTAAAAGTATGATCGACTTTGAGACTGTTAAACCTAGAGTATTAGCATACCTAGATTATGCAAACACACAGCATCAAACATCACTAGAGAAAGATGGCGGTCGATCTTCAGTGCACTTGAGTGTGACTGACCCTCCACATGCTTGGGATGAATTCACACCTTTTAGAGAAAAGATGTTTGAAGTATGTGATGAAGTATGGAAGGAATGGAAGTTACAACCGTGTATCAAACAAGTAAAGGGATCATGGATTAATGAGCATCCACAGGGTGCATGGACTGATTCACATCATCACCACGGATGTCATTTAGTGGTGTCATGGTATATGAAACAACCTAAAAATAGTGGTCGGTTAATGATACAAAACCCACTCACACCATACAAGATGAGCGAACCTACTGATGTTTTGTATGATGCTATGGGTATGGATTGGATCCCCATTGATACTGAAGAAGGTGACTTCTTAGTATTTCCAGGTTGGTTAAAGCATAAAACAGAAACCAACAATTCCTCAGAAATGCGTTATATTATGAGTGTCAACATAAGTGCATATCGCTTTTATGGTGAAAATGAAATGCCATTTCAACACAATAGAGTGACATAACGTTGACGATACCACCAAAACCCGCTTAAATAGTAATGCCACGTTGCAAAGAGGGAGGCATGTCCATTTGGAAAACTCAGATCCTCGCTAATAGCGAGAAATCTCTCGTTAAACATGCATTGTTTTTATATCAAAAGCAAATGTATGACAAAATCGGAGAGTTATCACCTGCTCAGAGGGTAACACTCCAATCTATCGTCGAAAAGTTATCCTTAACCACATGACCACACCATTACTGATAGGGGAATCAGTCCCCAAAGAAGTAAAAAACATCCTCAAATCTCTTGAGGTAGGACAAAGAGCACGGATTGGATCTGTTGAAGGTTTTATTGAATTTGTCAGTGATGAATACATCACTGTTTGTGTTTCAACTAAACCCAATCCCGAAGGATCTAGACAACCAATGAATAAATGTTGTGTTTGTGTTTATCCATATCAATGGGACGATCTAGAGATAGAAGACGAGCACTTCTATGACCACAAAGCATTCAGGGGCAAAACTAATGACCATCCTGGAAATGAAATGCTACCTGATATAGACGATAGGTAAACTGTCACAGGGGGTTGAGACACCCCCTTTTTTTGTGTATAATAGGTGCAACGACACGAAAAGCATTGATCACTCTCCGTCCCCACCAGTCCCGAGCACTCGACGCTATGTGTGCTACTGGTCACGGTCAGGTGATCGTCCCGACTGGTGGTGGTAAAACCATCATCATGATCGAGCACGCTAAGCACCTGCTCAACCAAGGTCCTAAGACTATTGTTGTGGTTGCACCTCGCATTCTTCTCGCTAATCAACTTAGCGAAGAATTCATGCAGTTTATCCCTACAACATGGACACACGTTGCACACTGCCACAGTGGTGAAACTCATCACTTCTCTACAACTAAGAGCGACAAACTTGCTCTCTTCAATAATACTGCACGAGCAGCAAGTGAGTCTTGCATTATCTTCACGACGTATCATTCTTTGCGTCGTGTTGTAGATAGTGGCATCGATGTAGATGCTATTTACTTCGATGAAGCACACAATGCTTGCACTAAGCACTTCTTCGTAAGTGTTGCTGCTATGTCATTCAGTGCAGATAAGAAGTATTTCTTCACTGCTACACCTCGTGTCAGCAATAAGCATGACCGTGGTATGAATAACCGTGAGATCTTCGGTCCAGTGATTGAGAATGTCCCTGCACCCGAGTTGATCAAAGGCGGTCACATTCTTCGTCCTACTATTGTCCCTTTCGAGACTGATTACACAGTAGACAAGAAACAACCCCATCTGGTCCACTCTACTACAGTGCAGGATATCATCGACAACCTCGATGAATCACATGCTGCTAAAGTGTTGGTTGCCGTGCCATCTTCTCGTGTGCTTGGCAACATCCTCGGACATACTGATCTACTCTTTCAACTGAAAGATCGTGGTTATGATGTCCTCCACGTTACCTCTAAATTTGGAGCATATGTCAACGACCAAAAAGTCAACCGTGAAAAGTTTTTTGAAACCCTCAATGCGTGGGGTAAAGAAGATGACAGAAAATTCGTCATCTTTCATTACAGCATCCTTTCGGAAGGTATCAACGTTGCTGGTCTCACTCACACGATTCTCTTGCGAAATCTTAACGTCGTCGAGATGGCACAAACTATCGGAAGGGTTATCCGACTTGATAAGCGCGATGCCGCTGGTATTGCGAGCGGTGATCTTTCTCCTTGCTCTTGGAGTTGCTATCACAAACCCACTGGTTACGTTAGTGTGCCTGTCCATAGCAATCATGGTGCCGCAGTTATCAAAAGACTGCAAAGAGTAACTGATGAGATCTTTGTGAAGGGCGTCCCTGCTACTGCCCTCGTGTGACAATCTACAAGGTGCACACTAATTGTTGTGCACCTATTTTTCTTGGGTTATATTATATACATAACACACAAGGCACATGACAAACACACAACTCTCCGACGCTCTCTTCAGAATCATCCCTAAAGCAGTCAACCTCACCACACAGCGCGTTTCTAAAATGCTTGCTATTGGTAGTGGTGGCACAAAACCTGACCTTGATTCATTCTTCGGTGAAGATAACACAGTTGACAAGACTAAGTTTCTTGCTAACATCTTCAATCCTGCACTTGAGAATGCAGCACAAGAGTTAGGTGTTGATTACATTACTGAGGAAACTGTTGGATATGATGCTATACTATTAGGAGAGGAGATTGAGAATAAGATGTCTCTAGGATCTAGCACATCTTCATTCGCTACTGGTAACAACCACAGCAAGACTAAAGTTGATAAGATCTTTTGTGTGAAACTCACACAGGATGGTAACAACTTCCCTCAGATCTTCGCTTGCATTGTTGACCTATCTCTCGCACAAAATCCTAAGACAGGATGGACAGATTCAGTTACTAAGACTGGTAAGAATAACAATGGATTCTCAACTCTCAGAGTCCACAATGAGGATCTAATCTGCATCACTCCGATCTATGGTAAAGTAAGAAGGACTCAGAAATTCATTCACACTGTATATGAAACTATCTCTTGATGATACATATCTCATGAGTTGTATCGATGGGATGCAACTTATGGATGAGGAGAGTGTTGACTTAGTTGTCACCTCTCCTCCTTATGATGACTTGAGGACATACAATGATTCCAGTAAGTGGGATCATAATGTGTTTATGCAGGTTGCTGATAACCTCACCCGCGTATTGAAGCAGGGTGGGGTTATTATGTGGAATGTGAATGACGCTACGATTAAAGGTAGTGAGTCTGGATCTTCTTTCCGTCAGTGTCTATATTTCATGGATAAGTGTGGTCTACGACTACACGATACTATGATATATGAGAAGACTGGCACAGCATTCGCGTCAGGTCCTAAGAGTGTGAGATATACTCAAATCTTTGAGTATTGTTTCATACTATCCAAGGGTAAACCTAAGACTATTAATCTTATTCAAGATAAGAAGAATGCATGGGCAGGTTACACCAGTTTTGGCAATGCTAAGACTCGAAAGAAGGATGGCACAATGCATGATCCTAATCGAAAGAGTAATGTCATCCGTGAATATGGTGTAAGGACTAACATTTGGAAGATCAAAAACTCAGGTGGTTTTGGTCAATCATCCAAAGCAAGTTACAAACATCCTGCCACAATGCCTGAGGAATTGGCAAGGGGTCACATTCAAACATGGTCAAATCCAAACGATTTAGTTTTAGATCCTTTTATGGGTGCTGGCACCACTGCACAGGTTGCACTTGAGGAGAAGAGACATTTTATTGGATTTGAGATTGATGAAATGTATCATGGCATGTGTGTTGAGCGTGTGCTACCATTTAAGGACAATCTAATCACTCGTTTACAATGATTCACGAAGTGCCTGAGGGTTACTCACATTATAGTTGTGAGCAATTTAACAAAACATATGATCGTGTGTGGTTACATCACTCACGAGAATACATATATTCAGAGGGTGCAGAAGTCAAAACAGTATGGGGATTTATCAAGCGTAAAACTGGTGCAATTCATTCACCAGTAAATGCTAAAAAGGTCGGTAAGATCATCGATCCCGATCAAACTACGCCCTACACTGCTATGCCACGCCCTAAAGTTAGTCCACTCATGCTATTGTGTGATTATGATTAAAGATCGTGCGATCGTGACCCCCAAGACCCCTAAGGCAAGGGAAATTCTAACAAATCACTTAAATAATAAGAGTGAGGTTAGACTTGAGGCATATAAGATGCGATCAGGCATTAAAAGGTGCTTCGTCAGTGCTATCGACAACCCAGACTTTTGGTTTTGGGTAGATAAGGACTGGGATGAAGACTGGGACATTTACATTATTAATGATGACAATACCAAGTTTCACACAGACATCGGACGCCCCATATGACCGTCACTGGTATAAAGTATGGTGCACTGATAACTCAGTTAAAATACTACACTCCTATCAAGAAGTGCAAGAAGTGTGGTGGAATTTTAAGCACTTCTTATCACATGTAGAGGTCATCGATGCCAAACGAAACAAACAATCAGGATCAGGATTCGGGTGATGGGTTGTCCATCACTGTTGACGATAATGGCAATGTTAGTATAGAATGGGATCACAATGACCCTAGATGGTCAATGTTTAATGGATGGAAGTCAGAAGACTTTCTTCAATTAATTAGTGACGGAATTACCAAATACGATTTAAGACACGAATTGAATCATGATGACATCTAACGCTATTAGCGATTTTAATATCAATAATGACCAAACTGGCACTATTGAGAAACACCACGAAAATTTGAAAACATGCAAATCTGCATTTTGTGATATTCTTTATGAATTCCTTGATGAAGGTGTGCTAACTCCTGGAGAAACTGTTTCATGCTTCCGTGATGCATTGCAAATGATTGTGGATAATCATCAACAGTCATTGAATAACAGTAAAGCAGCACTGGAATTGATCTCTCAAATTAGTAAGAATGAAGATCAATGATGGTGAAGAAGGGAAGAAGGCATCTAAAGAATTGAATGATGCAATGTGGTCAATAAGGAAATTATATGACCCAGAGAATATCAATTCACTCGAAGATTCACTAGATGACACACTCTCAAAATTCAACAAACTATCAGAAACCCTGCGAAGATCCGCTGAAGTGTCAGGACTGGCAAAACGCAAACTTAAAAATCCTAGACAGAGTGATGGCAAATTATTCTAATGATATGCCAGTGGCAGAAGTGCACACTGAAGAGAGCGGATCTGCCCCTTAGTGCCTATTATAGGTGCATAGCAAACAACCCAGTGACTTTTCCAATTCTCTCTCGAATGATTCACTCAAAGAAAACTATCATTGACATCATGAAAACATGTGACAATACTGATATGTTGTCACGAGAAGAGAAGTTTGAAGTATTCTGCAAAGTATGTGATAACATGCTAAACGAAGGTAGAATCACTAAAGTAAATCACACTCGCTGGACTACTATTTTTTGATTATGAGCACACTACACCACGAATCTATTCTTGAAACCATCTATGATGAAATTTGTGAAGAATTTCCCGAATTGAATGATGATGCCAAATTTGAATTAACACGTCAACGTTTTGAGGATCAGTGTCAATGAGAATCGCACTTGCTTTTATTGTTGTAATTCTTGGCGCTAACATCGGTTTATCTGTTGTTAACAAATTTCAAGAGATCCAAGACGCTAAAATGGAGCGTCTTTGCAACATTGATGAATCTTACTGCACACCACAATGACATACGAAGAAAATCGTAAACAATCACTCGATGAAGTAATTCAAGAGTATATTGAAGACGAAAAATGTGGTCCAGATCTTTTAGTTAAAGATATTTTGGACACACTAACAACAATCCGTGAGTATCATGAAACACAGGCACGAAAGTGTGATGTAGTTTACATGAAACTTAATGGTATCCTGAGGGGTTTCGGGACAGTCTCGGAAGTGCCCACTAACGCCCCCAAAGCACCCTGATCGATGCCATACTATAAAAGTCAAAACAAACGAGGCATTTCATGCAACTCACTTCCAAAGGTGCAAACATGGTTGTTGATTTCTATCCTGTTAAGTTCGCAGATGGTGAAATCAGCACTCGTTACATTTTGAAGACTGTTACATTCATGGGCAAATCTCAATCCAAGCGTTATATCTTAACGAAAGATTTCCGTCGTGAAGTATACTCCCGTGTGGAGGGTTATGGTTACGAAGTGACCGATTTTCACACTTATCCTCAACTCTTCAACTCTGCAATGTCTCTTGCCTGCTGATGTCAACTGAATTCAGTCTCGCTATCACTGGCATTTTATTTGTTGGTGGTATTATTTTATTCTTCAAAGCAGTTT